CTAGCAAGTACACTGTCCGACAAAGCCAGCAATTTACAATTAGCAGAGGAGCAAATATGGCGACTATGGTGCCTATGGGAAGGCACTTCTTGGGACGGGGAAGTTTACTATCCAGATAGTTTTGATACTAGAGATAGACAACAAGACCTGTTGAACTTGAAGATAGCAAATGAAATTGGTGTTACTGATCCAAAACTTAAACAGTACATGGAATCATCAATTGCCAGTGCTATTGTTGATGATGAGGAAGCACTTCAAACAATCAATGAATCCATCTTAAAAGATGATATGATACATCCGGTTACCACAGAGGAAAATAGAAGCAAACATATCCAAGAAATGATTATGGAAGGTTACACAGACGAAAGAATGTTGAACACACATCCAGAAATCAATGAGGCTGATATTGAAACTGCAAAACAGGAGTTACTAGATTCTAACAATGAGTAATATCAATGTTAAAGTCACGCAACAAACCAAAGTACTACTGCCAAGCAGATTATGAATATTGGAAGGAACGAAACAAAAACAAAGTTATCGTTCCTAAAACTGTTTTAATTAAGAGACCTGTGTATCAAAGCAGTTTGCGTATTAGCAAGTTGCCTTGGTTATGGCAAGTTGACAAAAGAGAAACAACATTTGATTGGCATCATTGGGAAGAAAATGTTGTCCCACAACAATACAGTGGTGCAAGTTTCAAAAGAGGAGAGTGGGGAGACCAAGCAATAGATTGGTGTTCCAGTTATGGCTTGACAAGTTGGTATATTGGACATAGTTGCAAAACTGTTACAACTGTAGATACAAATGATTTGTTAAGAAAAATTACACGCCATAATTTAAGAAAACTAGGTACAGAATTTTATGAACAAAAGTTCATAGATGTCGACTGTGACAAATATACTGTAGTTGATGCTGTAAAGCAAATAGACTGGAGCATATATGACACAATCAGAATTGGTAGTTTATCATATTCAACAATTTATGATACTATCAAAGATCAACTAAAAGCAAATGTTAAAATAGCAATATACAAACCAAGAGCGGATTTTGTACAAAAAATGCATAATGAAAATTATGAATTAGTACTGAATCCTAAAGGTGTTGATTATTTTAGCAGAGGCTAAATACTAGCAATAAGGAAAACAAATGACTGAAGAAGTAAATCAGGTTGAGGCTACTGAAGCCGCTGTAGAAAATACAGAAAATCAGGAAAAAGAAGAATCTACTAACACACCAAGTTTCACCCAGGAACAGTTAGATAAGATTATAGAAGACCGTTTGGCTAAACAAAGAAGAGCGTTAGAAAAACGATATGCTGGGGTCGATGTTGAACGCTACCGCAAATTAACAGCGGCAGAGGAACAACAGCAACTGGAGGACGCCAAAGCAAAAGGTGAATTTGAGAAGATACTCAAAGACACTGTTGGCAAAAAAGACAGTACTATTGAACAGTTACGCAGTGAACTTCACAGTGTAAAAATAGATGGTGCAGTTTTATCTTCGGCTAATAAATTAGGTGCAATCAATGCCGCACAAGTTGTTGCATTGTTGAAAAACCAAATACAATTAGGTGAAGATGGTAATGTAGAGATTCACGATACAAAAGGGAATCCGCGTTACAATGAAAAAGGCGAACCTATGGATGTAGATACTTTAGTAAGTGAATTCTTAGAAGGTAATCCACATTTTAAAGCCGCAACTCCAGGTGGCACCAACAGTCAAACTAATGTTGCTCCTGCACAGTCAGGCAAGATTAATTTGGCAGAACTGGATATGAATAATCCAGATCATCGTAAAATATATGCCGAAGCAAAAAGGCTTGGGCAGTTATAATAGCCAAAAGGAGATAATATTATGGCAAATTCAGAGTACGGTTCAGGTTTAAATCTGGACGCAATGGTTGTACCAGTAAAAGCGGCTACCGTTTTTGCGGCACAAGAAAACAGTTTGTACCTTCCAGGTACAATCGTTCCAAAGATTGAAGTACCGGCTGGTAGTGCATCAGCACAAGTTCCATTAATGGGATCAGTTACAGCAACTACAATCACATCAGAAGGCGCAGGCGGTTCTGGAAATCCACAAGATTTCGAAACTGTATTACCATCTGATACAAAGAAAACTATTAACCTATCACTACACGCGGCAAGAACAGTATTAAGAGACCTTGGTGGTATCGATACTGCTGACATGGGTAGAATTATGGGTAATGCTATTGCAACAGCAGTAGATAAAGAGATCACAAGTAAAATGGTCGGCATGACAGAGCAAGAGATTACATCTGGTAACTTAGACACTGACGAAATCTTTTCAGCAGTAGGCACAATTCGTGGCGCTGGTGAAAATGGTAAGTTATTTGGTATTGTATCAACAGATGCATACGCAAACTTATTAAGTTCTATCGGTAGTAACAGTTTTGCAGGTGGTGAGTTCCAAAACAGTGCTATGAGAAATGGCTTCTTTGGAAACATCGCAGGTGTAGAATGTTATGTAAGTTCTTACTTGAACAACACAACTTTAGGTTCAGCAGTGAATCCAAAAATGGCAATCTTCTCAGCAGATGCTATGAGAATGGCGGCACAAGGTGGAGTTAATGTTGAAGTTGCTCGTAGACCAGAAGCAGTTGGTTTTGATGTAGTAGCAAGTATGGCACAGGGTGCTATCCTTGTTGACGCAACTCGTGGCGTACTTATAATCGACCAAGCATAATTTAGTTTTACAGTGGCGCTAGTCGCCACTGTAACAATAACAAGGAGAACCAAATGGCGTATTTTACAGAAGCAAATATAAAGGAATACTTTCCAGACTTACATGAGTATGGTATACAAGACTTTTCCGATGTAATTGCAAAAACTGAAGAAGACATTTATCGTCTCCTTAGGATTGAATGGTATCCAAATCTTCCAGGTGGCAGAACATACCGTGACGATATGGATATAACAAAACTAAAGACGAGCCAACTAGAGCGTAGTGCAGTTTATTATAGTTTGTACAAATATATTCTTCCAAAACTTACAAAGTTTGAAGTTGAAGGAGATAGTTTCCAAACACAAATAGCATTTTACAAAAATGCATTTGATGAGGAGTTTGATCTTACTAAAAGAGAACTGTTTTACGATTATGATGGTGATGGTCAATTCGAAGACAACGAACAGTATATTGAAGCCCGCCAAAGGTTAGTTAGATAATGAGTAAACGCAACGATATAACAAACAATATTGTAGCGGTACTCAAGGATACAACCGACCCCAAGCCAATCTTTGTTACTCGCGAAATAATTGATCCTAATGAACTTGCTCGTACACAATTTCCGGCAGTAGTTGTTGTTACAGGAGATGAAACAAGATCCGAAAGCACAATGTCGGCAAGCAATAGTAGAAGAAGTGTAATGAATATAATTTGTAGATGTTTTGTAACAGGAACAGAAATAGATAGATTACGCAACGATATTATTGAAAGAGTAGAGGAAGCATTAGAAGTTGACAGAACCAGAGATGGTAATGCTGAAGACACTAGATTAGTTGAAGTCGCAGTAGATGAAGCAGTGGACAAAAGGTTTGGTTTAGCCACAATGACTTTTGAGGTTGAATATACTTACACAAGAGGAGCGGCATAATGCTACTTAAACATAAAAAAACAGGCAAAGAGCGTAAGATTACTAACGACTCAATGCTTGAACATTACCTTTCAAATGGATGGGAGTCAGCAGAAGGCCCTGCAAAAAAAGATAAAAAATCTAAGAAAGCAGATCCTGTTGTTGAGGAAGTTCAATCTGAAGTAGGTGAAGAAACAAAGCCAATAACTGAATCAAAGGAGAACGAAGATGGCAACAATTAGAGGACATGAAGGTATCCTAAGATTAGGTGGTGGATCTGGTTCAACATTAGATGCGTCTAATAATGTACTAAATCTTACATCTTATACTTTAGATACTACTCAAGACACTATTGAAACTACTGCAATGGGCGGTACAAGATCAAGAACTTTTACAAAAGGTTTGATGACTTATACAGGTTCAGCAGACTTTCAATATGATGGCACAACACCACAAGATGGTGCAGTTACACCATTGAATATCTTTACTGATAGCAACAATGTAGGAACAGTAGAACTGTTTCCTGAAGGCGCTGACAGTAGCGACATCAAAATAAGTGGTGATGTTATCGTAACAGGCTACAGTCTTACTGCGGCAGTTGATGGAATCGTAACAGGTTCATTAACTTTCCAAGGTACAGGTGCAGTTACTTACGGAACAGTGTAATAAAATATGAGGATATCTGTTAGTAAACCAAACACGGCTTTACTCGCGGCTACCTTACGCAAGGCGCGAGCCCTCGAGGCTCGGGCCATTGCAAATGATATCTTTCGAGGTGTCAAAGATAAAACTCCAGTTGACACTGGCAGAGCCAAAAGAGGTTGGAGATTATTAACAAAAGCAAGGAACTTTGATATTATTAACAATGTTCCTTACATAGGTGTCTTAGATCAAGGCAGGTCATTCAGAGATGGTCAAATGAGAGGTAGTACTCAAGCACCAAAAGGTATGACAGGTCCTACATTAAGACAACTTCGCACAAGGAAAAGGATAAGATAATGGGCAATCCAGTATTAGATAAAGCAATCGAACATTTCAAATCAAGAAATGTAGACGGAATGAATGAATATCATTGTGA